TACAACCCCGTCTACTGCAATTGGGACGCCTGGGCCGGTCACTGGAAGCCCAAGTGCGTCGGCAAGCCGCGTGTCATCGATGCGCAGGGCGTGAGCGCCAAGCTGAAGCAGTGCTGGGAGGCAAACTACGATCCAGGCGTCAAGATTGTTGACTTAAAGGCGAAGTGGCTTGGCCCACACAAAGACTTGCATTGATTGCGGGCAGACGTTCCCCGCTTCCCCGGAGCATTTCCACAAGTCGAAGGACGGCTTCCACGCCCGTTGCCGTCAGTGCAGGAACAATCGCGAGCGCGGTTCCCGCAAGAAGAAGGCCGACAAGCGACTGGCGAACATCGAACGCCGGTCCATGGAAACCTTTATCAAAGCCGCCAAGGCTGGTGGCGCCAGCATTCCCCACTCCTCGGAGTTGCTGGAATGCATCATGGGCTACTTCGGCGGCGTGCGTGGATTCTCCACGGCGTGGATGAAGCAGTTCTATGACGCTCCCGTGGGCGGGGCGTTCCGCACCAAGATGCTGGACGGCGTGTTCCGGCTGGTGCAGACGAACACTGCGCTCGGCGGGGCGAAGAAACCGCTGGAGCTGATGACCGAGGAAGAGCTGGAATCCGAGATGCGGCGCCAACTGTTGGAGGCCGCCATGAACATGCAGAAAGTTGAGGTGATCGATGCAGTGCCAAGACTGCCGGTGGTGGAGCCAAGTGGAGTACCCGGACGGCAAGAAGAGTCCGTGGGGCCAGTGCCGCCGCTACCCGCCGAGCTGGGTGACCGAAGAGACATGCGCGTTCCCGGTGACGGGCCCGGCTGATTACTGCGGCGACCATGAGAAAGCACCCGAAGATCGATCCCCCGCCGCCGCCACCTGACCTCCCGGTCGATGGGCTGACGGCGCATGCTATCAACCAGTTGCGGGATGTCCAGGCGGAACTCATCTCCCGCCGCCTGGAGTCCCTGCGTCTCTATCGCCCCATGCCGCACCAGGATGAATTCCACAAGTGCATGGCGAGCGAGCGAATTGTGCTTGGCGGAAATCGGGGGGGAAAATCGCTTGCAGTTGCGGTCGAAGCGGCTCGGGCGGTGACGGGCCAAGATCCGTACGGCAAGTACCCGGCGGAGGGTGGGAACCTCGCCATCGTCGGCAGGAATTGGCCGCACATCGGGCTCGTCATCTATCCGATCCTCTTCAAAGCCGGGGCGTTTCGCATCCTCCGGGACGAGCAGACGGGCGAGTGGCGGTCGATGCGGAAGGGCGATGACAAGTCCAAGACCAAGCCGGCACCTCCGCTCATTCCGCCCCGCATGATCAAAGACATGTCTTGGGTGCTGAAGAACGCTGGCTATCTCAACAAAGTTGAACTGACCAACGGCTGGACCATCTGGTGCTTCTCCTCCGAGGGCGAGCCGCCGCAAGGGTATCAGGCGGATTTGATTTGGCTGGACGAGGACCTTAACAACGAGCGATGGGTCGGTGAGTGCCAAGCCCGTCTCGCGGATCGCAAAGGCCGCTTTGTGTGGTCGGCCATGCCGCACTCCAAGAACGACGCACTCATCGGACTGTGCGAGCGTGCCGACAAGTCGCTGGAGGATGGGGTGGAGAATCCCATTATTCGCAAGTTCACGTTCCGGTTCTTGGACAACGACTTCATCGATGACGAGGAGAAGCGGAAGAACATCGAACGGTGGAGCGCGCTTGGGCAGGAAGAGCTGCGCATGCGAGCCGAGGGTGAGTTCACTACCGAATCCACGCTCATGTACCCGTCCTTCAATCAGTCGGTCCACATCCTGCCACGGGACGAATTGCCGGGCGGGCAGGTGCCACCGGAGTGGACGCGATACGTGGCGATTGACCCAGGCCACACGGTCATGGCGACGATCTTCGCTGCCGTGCCGCCGGACGAGAAGTTCCTGCTGATCTACGACGAGCTGTACATCCGCAACTGCAACGCGCTCATTTGGGGAGAGCAGTTCTTCGCCAAGGCGCAGGAGCAGTTGATCCGGGCCGCCATCATCGACATGCACGGTGGCACGCTCCGCGACCTGGGCTCGGGCCGTCTGCCGCATGAGATGTACTCCGACGAGCTGAAGAAGCGGAAGTACTCCTTCTTCATTGGCGGGACCTCGTTCATCCCGGGGTCCGATGACATCGCCGCCCGGACAGCGCAGGTGCGGCAGATGCTCCACATCCGGGGCGACGGCTCCACCAAACTGAAGATCCTCCAAGGCGCCTGCCCCAACCTCGTCCGCGAGATGAAGCGGTATCGCAAGAAGACCACCACGGTCAACGGTCAGGTCTACGTGACCGACGAGCCGCAGACCCGTGGCGAGGTGCATGCCGTGCAAACACTTGAGTACCTCTGCGCGTACGAACCGAAATATCACATACCCCCACGTTCCGTTGGGCCAGATCCGTGGTGGGTTGGGTGGCTTGCAGACCGCAGGCGCCGCCAGCGGGAGTCCGAAGACTCCTGCGTTGTCCTGGGCCCCATAGGAAGCAGGAGACGATGAAAGACTTTCATATGCCCGAGGCCAAGCTGGGCGACCGCGTGTTGTTCTATGCCCATGAGGGTGCCGAGCCCGCCATGGCGTTTGTGACGGGCGTGTCGAAGCGGACGCTCAACCTGTGGGTCATCGCCCCGGGCTACGGCGGGACCGAGCGGCAGAGCGTCCACCACCTGAAGGACGAGGGCGTCCTGGAGTTCCCGGACTGGAAGGAATACGGATTCTGGGAGCATCGCCCGGCCGACCCCAAGATTGCCATCCTTTCCGAGAAGGTGGCCCTGCTGGAGAAGCGGTTGGAGTCCCCGAAGGCCAAGTAGGGACATTGGTCAGTAGGAGACTTTGATGAGCGAAGAGAACCCGCTGCGGCCAATTCCGGTCAACTGGCTCAAGAAAATTGAGCAGGCCCAAAAGCATAAAAAGCCCTTCAGCGATGACGCCTGGGAGGCCATGCAATTCTTTGCTGGCGACCCGGACTTCATGTGGCGGGACAACTATGCCCGGGGCGAGCGGGGGTACAACAAGGGCGTAGACCCGCCCGCGTTTCGCATGCAGGTCAACCGCGTGTGGGAGGCCGTCCGCATCTTTGCGGCAGTCATTCATCACCGGAATCCCACCCGGGCCGTGTCGGCTCGCGAGTACCCCATCATCGGCCCGGCGCTCTTGGGGATTCAGCCCCAGCCGCCGGTGCCGCAGATGGGCCCCGATGGCCAGCCGGTCATGGGGCCGGACGGCCAGCCCGTGATGATGCCCGACCCCGGGATCATGGCATATCAGCAGGGGCTGCAGCAGCAGTCCATGATGTGGGAGAAGCGGAAGGTGGTCGCCAAGCTCTTGGAGGACTACCTGAACTACACGCCTAACGAACTGGACCTCAAGCGACACTCCCGGAAGGTAGTGGAAGAGGCGTTCATCAAGGGCGCCGGGGTGTGGTGGCATGAGCTGTACCAGCCGCCGGGATCGTCCGTGCGGTTCGCCGGCTCGTTCTTTGACTCCATCGACAACCTTGTGTGGGACCCGGATGCCGACGAGTTTGAGGACATCCGCTGGGCCGCCCGCCGCCGCATCCAGCCCATCGATGAGGTAGCCGCCAAGTTCGGCCTCTCCCGCGAGGATCTCCAAGGGCATGTGGAGTCCTACGCCTCCCGTGCCGAAGAGAATGAGCGCGGCTACCAGTCCCGCCAGCGCAAGGGGCAAACGAACGACCTCATCGTCTACTGGGAAATCTATTCCAAGACGGGGTTCGGTGACCGGCTCAAGGACGCGGACAAGGACCTCCGTGGCAAGTTCGATTCACTGGGGCAGAACTGCTACATCGTCGTAGCGGAGGGCGTGGACTTCCCGCTCAATTGCCCGCCGTCCATGCTCCAAGAGGAGGTGGACGAGAGCGGCATTCCGCAGCAGCTCTTTATGAGCGCCCAGTGGCCGATCCCGTTCTGGACCGAACCGGGCGGATGGCCATTCACGTTGCTCGCGTGGCACGGCAAGCCGGGCTACTCATGGCCCATCTCTCTGATCCGCCCTGGCATCGGGGAATTGAGATTTATCAATTGGGCGATGTCCTTTCTCGCCACGCGGATTGCGACGAGCGCCCAGACGCTCATCGGCGTGTCCAAGGCTGCCGATCCCGACCTCAAGGCCAAGCTGCTGGAGAAAAGCGAAGGCGGATTCAAGATTGTTGAAATCTCGGAGGCGATTGGCCGGAACGTCAACGATGTGATCTCGGTGTTCAACATGCCGGGCGTCACCGCGGACATGTACAACATCATCGCCCAGGTCACGCAGCTCTTCGACCGTCGCGTCGGTCTGACCGAGCTGATTTACGGCATGACTTCCAGCCAGATGAGAAGTGCTGCCGAGGCTTCCGTGAAGGGCGAGCAGATCAGCGTGCGCCCGGATGACTATGCGAACATCTTGGAATCGGCCTTGAGTGATGTGGCCCGCAAGGAAGCATTGCTCGCCCGCTGGCTGATCTATCCGCAGGATGTGGCTCCGCTCCTCGGGCCCATGGCGGCGCAGGCGTGGCAGCTCCATGTCCAGGCGGAAGACCCGGACGCCATCGTCCGCGAGTACGACTACCGCGTGGAGGCCGGCTCGGCCCGCAAGCCGAACATCGCCACCCGCACGGAGAACATGCAGAACTTCATGTCGGTGGTCATGCCCATCGCCCAAGGCATGGTGCAGGCCGGGCAGCCGCAGCTCTTCAATTCGATCATGGCCCAGTGGGGCCGGATCAACCAGATGGATGTGTCGGAGTTCCAGATTCCGCCACCCCCTCCCCCGCCTCCTCCCCCTCCGCAAGGCCCGCCCGAGCAGGACGGTCCCCCCCAGCCTCCCCCGGGACAGTAGCCCTATAGATGGATATTCCAGTCGAAGTCCAGAACGCCGGCCGAGAGGCCATCGCCGCCTACAAGAAGGCCCTGCCATACGGGGAGAAGTGGGCTTCCATGGTCGCCCTGCAGATCGCCCCTGGCACCAAGGGGTCTGACCGTGCCTTCATGGAAGGCCGGATGAACAACCAGCAGTTGGATGACATGCCGGTGCGGCAGGCCAAGTACATCGCGGGCGAGGCCCGGCAGGCCGGGATCAACATCTCGGGCAAGTACTACTGCGGCGGCATCGCGGACAAGCGTGGCTGGCGAGATCCGGCCGCCTGGGTGTCCTCCAACGATGACATCCTCCGGGTTGCCAAGGCTCGCCGGCTCGCGGTGTCGGGCACGGTGAACTACGACCCCGGCGTGGCCCCTCCGAAGCGGAAACTCATTGCGGACTCCATCCTCAAAGAAGAGATGGCCCGCGAGAAGCGCATCAATCCAAGTGCGAAGGATGCGGACATCAAAGAAAAGGTCATCAAGAAGCACGCCTACCGAGCGAAGGGACGAGGAGTATGAACGAGATTGCGCGGCATTTTTCCCCCGGCACCGTCATCACGGCGAACAGCTCTGCCGCCACCACGGCCGGCATGTTCCCGTTCGGCCGGTTTGGCGGGGCGTGCGTGATGATCGCCAACACCGGCAGCGCCACGCAGATCAACTGGCACGGCACGGTCGATCCCGCGGTCACCCCGCGGCAGATTTACGCGGACGGCGCTGCGGTAACCACGGCCCTGACGGTCGGTATCCACCCGGTCCCCGATGCCTGCTTTGCCGCCAACTACGTGGTCCCTGTCATTGCAGGCGGTACGACCTGCGCAATGACGGTCATGGCGAAGGGTTGATCCAATGCCCATGAGCCCACGGCTGCTGCGGCCGAGGACCAGCGGCTACACGGCCCCAGACGCCGATGCGCGAGCCTACATCGCGGCAGTGGAGCTGGCTGATGGCGCGAAGTTAGAGGTGGACATTAAGCGTGCGTTAAACACGTTTGTCGCCGGCCTGAAGTCAGATGGCATTTGGACGCCCGTCAAGGCGTCCTGCATCCTCATGGGGGCCCGCACGCTGTCGGGTGCGTTGACGCCGTTGGTGGGCACAGCCCCAACGAACAACAACTTTGTGAGCGGCGACTACAACCGGAAGACCGGACTGGTCGGAAACGGCACCAATAAAAGTTTGGACACCAACCGCAACAACAACGCCGATCCGCAGAACTCATTCCATCTGTCTGTGTACGCTTCCACCG